GAGATGAGGAACGACCCCCACCTCTCCGATCCAGGGCCCGCTTTACAGCACCCCCTGGCGGTCTTCTCTCTACATTCTTATACTAACTCAGGCTTGACCAGCCCTTGCCCATAGGTCAATCTTGGTCTCAGGAGACCAAGAGCACCCATTTGGCCAATCTCCCGCTAGAAACTGAGTTCTTACGGGAAAAGGAATAGTACCTGATACACGAATCAGGCTATAAAAGGCTTGAGCCTCTAGGTTAAATAGGCAATGACGTCGGTCATCCCTTAGATTGTCACCTGAGTGAGCTCTGACAACTTAGGGTCCTAACCCGGATTAAGGTGTTTTGTCACCCTATGTTCCGAGAAGGAGTTCCTATATTGGTCCCTTCTGATGGCCCCTATGGCCCGAAATCAAAAGGTCATAGCTCACTTAAACGGTCATGAGATCCACATGATAGTTTAATCTGAGTATCAGATTACCCATCCTAGTTTGAAACGCGCCTACTTCGGGAGAACCGGAGTTCAATATCCCAAGAGTACGACTCGTTCCGCAAGGAAGTACTGATCACGTAGATCCTCTGTAAAACCGGACTAGCCGACCGGCCGACCTACTTCCGTGAAACAGAAGCAAGGCGGACAGTGAGTGGAAGCCCCTCAGGGCCGGAATTCCACCTAGCGCAGTCCAGTCTCCCGTAGTCGGAGGTGATTAGCTATTCACCCACCCGATGGGAAGGCCCGCTCTATCTCATGAGAAACAGATAACGGTGTCCAACCTACAGCGAGTAGATGGCAAACTAATGGTCGTTAGGATTCCGATAACAAAATCCTTTGTAAGTATTCCCGTGTATGTAACATGTGCTCATCTATAGAGTTAGTTACATAAGTCGGCTACTTTAAAGATGATGCTAACGGCCCAGCAGCTACGGAGTAACTGGAGGGTGACCCGGGTAGCCCTACTTACCCTTGAGCAAGGTGAGCAACTACTCTTTCGAGTCCTGACTCTCCTGCTCGGATCTTTCTATAGAGAAGATTATTTGGCTAATCTCACAATATAAATATCATGAAACCAACCAATATTTCCCTACAGGCTCTGAGAAATCATCCTTTGTTTCCAACGGTTGACTTACAAAGAGCATCCGGTAAGTATGTCATTGTTGACCCTATGAACAGTACTAACTTACTATATGTCTCGGAGAAAGTCTATCTGAAATTAGTGAGTGTTGCACTCTCTAATGATGAGACCTTAACCGTGATTCTAGTTCCTGGCGAGCAGGTCCTTTCTGGGCCTGACGGTCGTCCTTTACCATCATCTTCTGATGGATCTTCTTCCCAAGGAGGTCCTAGCATAACCCCCCTGGAACGAAAGTTCTTGAGGACTTGGTCATCGATTTATCTAAAGATGAGTCGGTATTCGAGTCTGTACCCGATCGTGATCTGGACAGTGTTTCTCACTTATCTAGTGATACTCCAATATCATCAGACGGATCCGATTCAGATTCCGGATACTCTGGGAGCGATGGAGGGATCGGTGACCCCTCCTCAGACACCCGAGGATCAGGATTTTCCCAACCTCTAAAGTCTGACCTAGAAATGGCCCCTACCCCGCTAGGGTTAGGAACTGAGTCAACCCAATCGCCACAGGGTGGTGACAGCACCAGTAAGGTGTGGAAGCCTTCGGTCCCTTCGGGCCGAAGACATTTCTCACTGAAGGGAAACTTATCTCATTTTCCCCGCTATGAGGCCTCACCAAATTTTCTGGAACTGTCTCCTAAATATTTAGGACCCATTTTACGAGAGTGGGGTAATACCCTATACTGTCGTATCATGGGAAGGACTACAACTGAATCTTTCTTGCTCAGTCTTGTGAAGATGATTAATTTTCTCAAGACCTTACAAGCTTCCGAGGGGTCACTGTACGTTTTAAAGTATATGAAGGTTTCATATCTTTACTGCGTAGGATACCTCTCTGGTCAGAAGCATTCCAACTCCTGGATATTTGGAACTCCTGTTGGACTCTCAGGTGGTCTACCAACGTGGATCCCGGCGCCTATCCGTCTGCGCCTCCGATCTGGTGACCTCAGAATATGGAGATGGACCTTGTCCTTTCTATTTTCATATAAAGGACTTATGGTCGATACTCCAGAGGCTTCGCTCGCCACTATTGTGGCTGATCCTTGGGACTCGAAGGAGGGTTTACCCCCCTTAGAGTCGGCTTATAAGGCCTTTGCTACTACACTGAGAATTCAGTATGGTGACTTAGACTTAAGTAAGCTTGAGACCAAGAATCCTCCACTTCGTGGCGATCCTAAGTTAGATTGGCAATACCGTCTTTTCGGTATTGGTAGTCCAGCTTCGAAACCTCCTCTATTTTCTGAGGCTTCCCAGTGCCGTGAGATTCTGACTTCAGGACCAAATGGTCGACCTTCGGTCGTCTATGCCGGTCTGGATGCTCTTGCCTGGCTCTGTAAAGGTAATAAAGCCTTAGAAACGTATCTAAAACTTACGAAGAATTGGCATCTTGCCGCACACTTCAAGATAGCTCTTGCAGATTCTGCAAAGTATCTAGTTTTAGAGAACGATCGAAAGATCCTTGATGTACCTACTACAGAGGATGTGCAACGGGCTTTAGTGCCATGCCGTTCTGTTAATACGGATACGGGTAAGATTTCAGTTTTCCTGAAACCTGTCCGCCTCCTATTATTAGGGCGACTAGCCTTGAAGCCCGAAGCTGCAGGTAAGATCCGAGTGTTCGCGATCATAGATTATTGGACACAATGTGCCCTTTATCCTCTCCATAAGTTACTTGTGGAGGTTCTTTCGTCTTTTACGTCAGATGCGACAAAAGATCAATCTGGTGCTTTCAAAGCGTTTGTGGAATCACAACCGTCTGAAATTGTCAGTTATGATCTTAGTTCAGCAACCGATATAATGCCGATTGAACTCCAGACTCGCTTACTATCTGAGCTCTTCGGAGCTGAGTTAGGGGCGGCCTGGGAGAATTTAATCCGTGACCGTGAATTCGGAGTACCGAAAGGTACAACCCATACCGGAAGGACTATCCGATATACCCGTGGACAACCCATGGGGGCATTGTCCTCATGGGCGATAATAGCTCTTACACATCACTTCCTAGTCTTCGTAGCCGCTTCCCGAGTAGGGGAGACTTGCTATTCAGACTATGTGATTTGTGGAGATGATATCGCCCTTGCGGGCTCGAAGGTCCCACCGTCGTATCAGGCACTCTGCTTCGAATTAGGTATTCCTATCTCCCTTCCGAAAAGTCTAAAGTCTAAAACTTCAGACAGACCGGGTTGGGGAGAAACAGGTCCATTGGTTAGTTTCGTAAGTCGCCTATCTTTAGGTACTTGCGATGTTACCCCGTGGTCCCTGAAAGAGGAAGTGACCGTAGAGAGTCTTGGTTCCCGTTTAGAGTCGATTTGTCGTCGATTCGAGCGGGGGCAAGCCCTCTTAAATAATTCTTGGCTTTGTACTGCTGCGAAGATGGCAGTCACTCGGCTTTCCGATGTGAAACGAGTTAGCGAATGTTTTACGTCTGGAGAGATGTCAGACTCTCTTAAAGAGCTATTAGCTCCACTCCTCTTCCCATCATCTCGTTCTATTCGAGCTTTTGGGTTGAAAGGAGGTGATTTAAGTCTCTGGCTAGCCATTTTGGAAGGCCGACCAGGGATTACATCACTGGGAGCTACCGCTCTTAAAGAGGGTTTAAGTTACCCTAAAGACTTCCCTTTAGGGTCGTTTGTTGACGAGCTGTTCATAATCCTATGGTCGAGAGTCATATCAGTTTATGATACGGCTTCTGCGAACACAAGACTATTTTACGATTGGATATGTACGGCCAGAAACTGTCGCCGAACCTTCGTCACTGGTTCAGCCCCTTGGTCTGTGGTTCATACATATCTTCTGTCGTCTACAGCTCTTCGTACAAGGATCACGTCTGATCAGATTCGGATTAACCGTATCGTTACTCAGTTGCGCTCACTTATAGCATCGCCGGCGGCGAGTAACCATGTTTCACTAGGTGATGATAATTACCTAGTAGTTGCACGGCAACTCACCCTCCCGACGTACCCGGCAGCTACTCTAGACGAGAAGCTTAAGGCACTTTGCTATGCGTTGGATGCTACTGAGGATATGCCTAATCCTACTTTGATCCAGACTATAGATTGGCCAACTCTTAGATCGAGTGTGGCCTCTGGTCGGTATATTCCTAAGAAGAACCTTATTGAAGCATCGAAAGATATCTTCAGTGGGGCTCTAGCTCGGGATTCATACCCTATCCACGTAGATCTTAAGGCAACGTTCCAGGAGTTAGGGCTTCCTCAGCCCCTGGAATCGCTAACTTTAGGACCTGGGTGGATACCAGAGTCTACTCGTAAATACGAGTCGGTCGATCCGTGGTCTTGCACGAATACAAAGGAACTCTTTGAAGCTCTTTTTGACTTCGAAGATCGTACCTCATTAGTCTCTCAGTTGCCTGATTTCCCTGCTCCACTTGAGCCGGAGGAGATCATCGCCTCTAAGGGATCTAACTTAGGATCGTCAACAAACGCTATGAAGGGACTTATTACATGGGATAACCCTCTGTACCTCGGTAATCTCACTGAGAGAATCGGGTCAGAACGTTATGTCCAGCATTTGATCTCTTCACAGAACTGGTTCATAAGATCTCAGTTCCGGTCCTTTCCTTGGCCCCCGGCTACGACACGTGGGTATTTTGCTCTGAATCCCTTTGTTTCCAAAGAGATTAAACAAAAAACCTTTGGTCTTTCACGACCTGGTTTGGCTTTCAATCGCGTAATTGACTTACTACGCGGTGAGAAAACCTCCCAAGCCGAGTCCGAAGATTAATGGTGAACCCTATCTCAGGCCTGACATGCTAAACTGTCCGGGTAGTTCCGTCATCAATGGTCTAATATGTCACCCCG